GTCATTGTAGTACAGCGTCCTGATCGGATAGCGTCTGCCACTGCCCGTCACGTAATCCCACTCTTCAACATTATCCGGTTCACCGAGCTGTTCGACCAGTTCATCTTCAGTAATATTTTGCCCCTCCTTGACCTCATACTGAAGAGCGTCAAAAACTACTGATACAGGCTCCTTAGGTTCTCGCGCCTCCTTGGAAATGGATGCGATACCGGCAACTGCCACCAAGAGGAAGAATAGGATAGACCATAAACACCCATGGCCTTTCAACGTCCTTTTGCAAACAGGGCACACCTTTGCTTTCTTGTCAATCTCAGATTGACAGTGCTTGCATTTCTTTAACTGCTGATTTCCTTCCATTTTATATCCCCTTTTCCTTTTTTATTGCCACCAGCGTTAAACTGAATGGTTGCTACGTAAAAGCCGCCCTCGCTCGCACTTACTTCAAAAGCGCTTTCCAGTTATTCGCCCACAACCCAATCAGGATTCAAGACCCCAATTACTTTCCCGATACACCTGGAATCTTCGTCCAACCCTATGTCCTGGTATGCGGGGTTTGCGCTCTCCAAGTGGTCTCCGCGATAGATTTTTATGAATCGGTCTCCGCCACGGATAAAGACACCGGTCTCCCCTAATCTCACAGATGGTTGCTCCCGCACCAAAACGCGGTCCCCATCATGGATCTGTGGCTCCATGCTATCTCCGTGGACACGCATTATGTAATCTGCCTTGGCCGTCCACTTATTGTACAACACTGCAACTTGCTCGTTGGTATCGTCATCCGCAAACTCGCCGGTACCGGCAGAGGCAGCTTGGATTGGCTCTGGCAGGTGGATAACCTTGCTGTCATCGTTAATCATGACTTGTTGCGTTTTATGTGCTTGAGTTGCAATAGCTTTGAACAAAATCCCAACTATGTGCTGCCATTGTGCGTCTAATGCGTCATAATCTCTGGCTATCTTCAGTGCGCTTTCTGAGTATGGGTGCGGATCGAAGTTTCGGATAGTAGCACTATGTGTCCCATACGGGTCATTTGATATGCCCAATAAGTAATCGACAGTCGTGCCACACGCCTGCGCTATTTTGGCGATTAGATCCGATTTCGGGTCATGCTTGCCGCTTTCGTATCCGTGAAATGTATTTGGTGCAACACCTATAATCTCCGCGAGCTCTCGCTGTGAAAATCCAGCGCGTTCGCGTGCTTCTTTAATCTGAAATTTCATGCAAGTTTCCTCCGCCAGGGCGCTTTAACGGTTTGGCACTATCATATATCATTTTTGTCTCGTCGTCAATCAAAAAGTTCTATTTTCTAGATGGATTTTTCCAGCTCCCCCTTGACAAATTCTAGAAAATAGACTATTATAGCGGCATAGTTCTAGAATCTAGATTTTTACGGGAGGGAGATCATGAAAGCTAACGTTGAAGCTGAACGTGTCAGAATGCAGCTTACCAAGGCAGAGGCTGCAGCAAGGCTCTGTGTCTCTGCCAAGACGTATGGGGAGTATATCCGTGAAAAAAGGCCGATTCCGTCTGACGTGCTAGTCCGAATGTCTCGTCTATTTGGCTGCAGTACTGACTATCTGCTTGGTATGGATAATCTGCCGAAAGAAGGAAGGTGAGAATATGAAAATGACGTTAAAAGCAGCGAGGATTAACGCAGGGCTAACTCAGGAGCAAGTCCGCGAAAAGACAGGAATTGCCCGTAGTACGCTGACACGTTGGGAGCATGGCAAGTCATCCCTCCAGGTCCGCGATCTAGCAACCTTATGCGAACTGTACAGGGTGCCTATGGAGTGCATCAAAGAAAAGTGAAAGAGCAGGGTGCTGCAACACCCCGCCCAGTCTATTGCTCCGCCGGTAGAGATAGTTATTTCTTATTTCCCGGCTTGGTCTGCGACAGTGCACTTCCGGCAACGCTTTTAGACTTAGGGCTATAGCGTCCATCTCTTAGAATTTGAGATGCCTTAGTTGCAACGGTCTTACTGGTTTGCTTTGTATTTGTGGCCATATAAGCCCTCCTTTCTGTCCGTTATGAAGCGATTGTACTACATTTTGCGTTTTTCGTCAAGCACCAGGTACCAGATATTGAAATGTATTTACCTTAAGCCCACGAAAGAAGGTGAACGACATGGGTAATAAATCAGCAAAATCTAGAGACACCTGCGAGGTCCGCGCCGAGAATGCGGCGAATGACCCCAGGATCGCAGAAAAAGACCACACGCAATGCCGTACGTGCGGTCGGGATGTTAGTGCGAAGTGGAATTTTTGCCCCGAGTGTGGGAAGCTGGTTATTCTTCCTTGAATTTCTTGGGCTGAATGTACCCTTGCTGCATGAAGAATGTTTCCTCTCCACATTGCGGGCAATAGCACATTTCGTCCAACAATTCAGTCTGCTCGCCATTGTTCATAACGCAGAGATCGTTCGTACAGTGGTTTTTAAGGTATGATCTACAATTAAAGCAAAATACGTCACTTTCGAGGCACTCGGGATTTCCACAGCGCGGGCAAACGATATTATCATTTTCTTCCATGCTCGCACCTCCTTTCTCGTCCCGATTTTATCATATTTTTGGGCGGGCTATAAGGGGGGACAGCTGCGGAAGAAACATCAACGCAATAAAGGAGGCACCCACCATGAAGCTACTTGACGTCGAGGGTGTCAAAGCCCTCATCCCAGTTCAAAACACAAAGGCCTACGCCATCATCCGGCAGCTGAATGAAGAGCTGCAAAGCAAGGGGTACATGACCATCCGGGGGCACGTGCCAGAGAGATACCAGATGGAGCGCTTCTGCCTGGAGGAAGATACCCCATGATCCGCTGCTACAACTTCGAAGTCTACACCGAATCCCTCGACGGCATCATCCGCTACCGCAAAGTCCGAGCCACCAGCGCAGAGCATGCAGAGCGGATGGTAAAGGCAGGGCTGCAAAAGGGATGGAAGATAACCGGTACCGTACATCAATTTAAATTGGAGGAAATAGGAAATGGAAAATAAGGAAACCTGCAAGAGGCCGAATGGCTGTAAAAAGCGCCACATACAGGATGTGGCGCAGGAGTTGATTGAAGCAAATAGAAGAAGAGTTGCGGCAGAGACGGAAGTCCACTTTTTGCTTGTGGAGCTGCTCGGCTTTTTAACGATCGTTGTGAATTAGAATATGAGTGAGTTTTACGAGTCCGTTTCTCTGGTTGACCGTACGAATGGTGTCCATCAAGTGGTACAGACGTTCGCAGTCGGCCTCTGACACAGAATTCAGGCAAGTATGGCACTTGGCAGCATAGCGGATTTCCCTCTTGTGATCTGCGTCAAGAATGAAATAGATAAGGCTCCCGCAATGTTGGCAAGATCCCTCGAATTCAAAAGTCATAGAACTTTACTCCTTTCTGCGTTGATAGCTAGGTATGCGCGATCTGAAGCCGTGAATATACTCAGCGATTATATCACATCTTGGAACAATGTGGCAACGTGGCAACAGAAACGCAATATAAATCAAAATAGGAGACGTGAGAGACTATGCCCTTTAACCCTAAAACCCTGGAGGCGGAGATGTTTTCTGCTGTAGACGCCAATCATCGCCGCGCTATTCATAATGCTGCGCTGGTGGATAAGCCCACACCAGTGACCCCCGGTCAACCAGCTGCAGACGCTGTGCCACTGTGGGTGCAGATCACCGGGACAGCAACATTTGCGCTGATTTGCGCAATTTGCATAATTTACTGCCTGCAATGAGGAGGTGATATCAATGCAAATCAAGGAGATGCAAAATGGCCGCCACCTGCGTGCCAAATGGCTTAGCATCCAACGAGGATCGTGTACCAAGAGCTGGCGCGACTTTGATACATTTTGTCAATGGGCCATAGCCCATGGCTGTGGCGATGATCGCCGGCTTAAGCGGGTTGATCCATCCAAACCTTGGGGCCCGCACAACTGCAAGATCATCCAGGTATCCACCACTACCGAGGATGATGGATTTTCGGCGCGGTGGAATGCCACTGTGGCGGATTTCCGCCGGCGGCTGGCGTGGGCGGATGCCAACGATCCCACTGCCATTACCCGGCTGCTGCGCAATGGTGTGGCGGTAGCAAAAAAGGCCGCCCCCGGAACTGGTACTTCCGAGAGCGGCAAAGCAAATAACTGCACCTCCATTATAGCAGTCGGGAGGGTGTGAGTCAATGCCGGAGATTAAAACTCATGCAGAATGGCTTCAGGCCCGGCTGAAGGGTATCGGCGCCAGCGAGGCCAGCACTGTTGTTGGCCAGAATCCCTATATGTCCAACGTAGATCTATGGCGGATCAAAGTTGGGCAACGGCAGGCAGCCGATATCAGCAATAAGGCCTGTGTGGCCTATGGCCATGCTGCTGAGGGGCCCATTCGAAATCTGTTTGCCTTGGACTACTCCGATACATACAGCGTGAGCTATGGCGGAGAGTTCGACATGATCCACAATCCAGAGTGCCCCTGGCTGTTTGCCACCCTGGACGGGCGGCTGGTGGAGCTATCCACCGGCTGCCCCGGCATCCTGGAGATCAAAACCACCGAAATCCTCCGCTCCATGTAGCGGGAGAAATGGCGGGACAAGATCCCAGGTAACTACTACATCCAAATTCTGCACTAACTCCTGGCCACCGGCTGGGATTTTGCCGTACTCCATGCCCAACTCAAGCGGGTGTGGGACGGCGAAATCCGGACGGAGCGGAGACCCTACCGGATCAACCGGGAGGATGTGCAAGATGATCTGGATTATCTGCTGGAGCAGGAGATTGCATTCTGGCGGACAGTCCAAAAGGGCCGGGAGTCGCCTCTGCTGCTCCCGGAAATATAGGAGGGAATAATCATGGAAAAACGGAATCTTGTGCAAGTCCGGTACCGGGGCCGCCGTTCCGGCAAATTCGAGGGCGATGCGTATACCTATGTTGCGGACGTGCCACTGGAGGTGGGCGATATCGTCAATGTGCCCACCAAGTACGGTGAGTCGGAGGCCCAGGTCTGCCGGGTGAATGTGCTGGAAGAGGAGATCCCCGCATGGTGCGGGATGCTCCGGCATATCACCGAGGCTGCTGTGCCTCAGGATATGTTTTCCGAATTTTTTGCTTAGGAGGTGCAACCGGTGGAAATCCAGATTTTTAATCCCACGCAAGCCCAGCCGCTGCCGGAAATCAGCTGGAACTATGCAGAGCTGAAGCAGCAGTTGGAAGCCGGCCTGGCCAACTACAAAGGCCTGGCCTACGGCGATGACCAGATTGGCGGGGCCAAAAAGGATCGCGCCCGGCTGAATAAGCTGGCCGACGCCATCGATAGCAAGAGGAAAGAAATGAAGGCCCTATACCTGCGGCCCTACGAATCCTTCGAGGCCCAGGCGAAAGAGCTGGTGGGCATGGTCAAGGCTGCAGTTAAGGAGATTGATGATCAAGTCAAGGACTATGAAGCCACCAGGAAAGAGGAAAAACGTCAGTCCATCTTAGAGCAGTACCGTGCCATGATTGGCAGCCTGGCGGAGCTGGTACCCTACGAAAGGCTGCACAATCCCAAGTGGCTGAATGTCAGCGTCGGTATGGGTGCCATCTGCCAGGAGCTGGGCAATAAGATCGATCGGATCACCGCCGGTCTGGCAGCTATTGATGGGCTGCAGCTGCCCCCGGAGCTGGCAGGGCCAGTCAAATCCACTTTCCTGCGAGATTTTGATCTGGCGGCGGCACTGGCCGAAAAGGATCGACTGCAGCGGCAGCAAGAGGAACTGGCCAGGTATGAGGCGGCGAAAGCTGCTCAAGTAAGCCAAACGCCTCCTGTGGTGATGCAGAGCGCCCCGGAGCCGGAGGGGCCGCCTGCGGCAGAAGAGATTTTTACCGTGAACTTCCGGATCCGTGTCACCCGCTCACAGCTCCAGAGCCTGAAGCAAGCAATGATCAATCTGGGCATCAAACCCGAGAGAATTTAAGGAGGGCCGTAAGATGGCAGTCAGCAATTCGCTCGCTCCCCAGAGGGGCAGCAAGCAGACCTTCAGCGCGTTCCTGACTTCGGACGCAATCAAACACCGGATCAATGGCATGGTGGGCAGCAAGGATGGGCAGCGATTCATCACTTCCATCATCTCCGCCGTCAGCATCAACCCCGCCCTGGCGGAGTGCGATCACGGCACAATCCTATCTGCTGCCCTGCAGGGAGAGGCCCTGAAGCTCTCTCCGTCCCCGCAACTGGGGCAGTACTACATGGTGCCATACGGCGACAAAAAGCGGGGCTGTAAGGTGGCCCAATTCCAGGTTGGCTATAAAGGATACGTCCAGTTGGCCATTCGGTCCGGCTACTTCAAAAAACTGAACGTCTTGCCAATAAAGGAGGGCGAGCTGGAACGGTTTGACCCCTTGAATGAAGAAATCGAAGTCTCCTGGGTGGCAGACGAGGCCAAGAGGGAAACTCTGCCCACAGCCGGTTATTACGCCATGTTCGAGTACAACAACGGGTTCCGGAAAGCCATGTACTGGAGCCGGGAGAAGATGATGGCCCACGCCGACCGGTATAGCGCCGCATTCAGCGCCAAGAAGTACCGCGACATGCTGGATGGGAAAATTCCACAGAGTGAAATGTGGAAGCTCTCCTCCTTCTGGTATAAGGATTTTGACGCTATGGCTACCAAAACCATGCTGCGGCAGCTGATCAGCAAGTGGGGAATCATGTCTATCGAGATGCAGAAGGCCATCGAGAGCGATATGGGTGTGATCGGCGATGACGGAAGCATTGATTATGTAGATAACGCCGCCTCGGAGGCAGAAGCGCCAATCATCGAAGCAGATCCTGCCACTGGTGAAGTGGTACCCCTCAGTACTCCCACAGACGACCCCACCGCCAACTTTTTCGAGCAGTAAAGGAGGATTCCTATGAATGAACTTCGCAAACACGCAAGCTACCAGGACAAGCTTAAAGAACTATGTGCAGAAAGCAACCTGACCTATAGCCTGCGGCGCGACCGCTACCCTTTTGCGCTGACCATTAAGCCTATTGGCGGCATGGGCGCCCAACTATCCATGCTGGAGAATGACACCGCCAACTACATCAGTCCGGATGCGTCCATTGTTTTCGCGTTCGTGGACGGAGATCTGACCATGAGAACTTCCGAGACTTTCACGATTGGTGATGCATTGCTGTCCAAAATAAAACGGCTTTTCGCCAATCTGTACGCCACATGGACGCAGTTCTGCTTTCGGGATACGATGGAGCGCGGCCTTCAGCCCTCCGCCGCTGCAGATCCTCAGAGGGATAGCGAGGCCACCCCTGAGGCCGCAGACGAGGCCGATTTTGACGAGTTTTTCAAGGAAGATCCGGATGGGCAGGATGGCACTGAGGAGTAACCGCACAGCAGGAGGCGGGCGTAGGCCCGCCTCCACAGGAAGGATGTGAGGGTATGGCATGGGTAGAGGTGCACCAAAGTCTCAGGGAGCACCGGAAATTGTACTCCTGTGCGGATGATTTGGACATAGAGCCGGTACTACTGTTGGGGATGCTGGTATCCCTGTGGCTGTGGGCGCTGGATAATACCCCGGACGGTGGATTAGATAACATCTCCAATCGCACCATTGCCAGAGCAACCAGATGGCCGGAAAAAAAGGCTGACCAACTGATGACGGCACTGATCAATAACGGCTGGATCGACCGCACCGAAGGGGGCGGACTTGCGCTACATGACTGGAGTGAGTACGGCGGAAAACTTACGGAACGCCGCGCCACAGACCGCGCAAGAAAGCAGCGCAAGAATGCGGAAGGGCGAAAGAATTCCGGCGGAATTCCAGCGGAAGAAGATCGGAGTGGAAACGGAAATCCGCCGCTACACTACACAACACTACAGAACACCACAGAACAGAACACTACAGAACACCAGACTCCAGTATCTCCTGACGGAGCTACTGGAGGGGACGCATGTGGGCCTGACGGCCCGGCGGCACCGGCTGTTGACTATAAGGCCATCCAGGCTATGTACAATGCCACCTGCACATCGCTACCGAAGTGTAAAGTCTTGTCAAATGCCCGGAAAGGTGCCATCCGGGCCAGAATGCGGGTGGGGTACACGCCGGATGACTTCCAGACCCTGTTCACGAAGGCCGAAGCCAGTGCCTTTTTGCGGGGGGCGAATAAGCGCAACTGGACAGCAGATTTTGACTGGCTAATTGCCGATGCCAACATGGCCAAAGTCCTGGATGGCAAGTACGATAGCCAGAGCCGCCAGGAGCAGCCCCAGACCAACAACCCGTTTTTGCGGATGTTGCAGGAGGAGGGCGAGCTATGACCACGACTGAGACAGCAAAAATCATGGCCACCCTATGGGCTGCTTACCCGGGATTTTACTCCAAGGCCGGCAATGGGGATCAAGCGGCGGCTGTGGAGCTGTGGCAGAAGTGCTTTGAGGCAGAGCCCTATGAGCTTGTCAGCGCTGCCGTATATGCGCTGATCAAGGTCCGCCCCAACTCCTACCCGCCAGCCATTGGCGAAGTCAACGCGCAAATCCAGCGGCTTATCCGCCCCAACGAGCTGACAGCCATGGAGGCCTGGAATCTGGTAGCCAAAGCCTTGCGCAACAGCGCCTACGGCTCCGAAGAGGAGTTTGCTAAGCTCCCACCCGCCGTGCAGCGAGTAGCCCATAGCCCGTTTCAACTGCGGGAGTGGGCACTGATGGATGCAGACACGGTGCAATCTGTGGTAGCGTCCAACTTCCAGCGGGCTTATACCGCCCGCCAGAAGAGCGACCGGGAATTTGATGCTTTGCCCCCGGCGGTGCGGCAGTACGTGGCGGTGCTGACAGAAGGCAATGGTGTGCTTAAGAGGCTGGAGAGATGAGCATGGCAGAAATCAAGTACGTAATCCCTGGGGATCCCCGGACCAAAAAGAATCACTAGATAATCGCTGGAAGAGGCAAACAGTGTCCGAAATGCAAAAAATTTGAAGAGCAATTTATCCGGCAGGGAAAGGCGCAGGAAAATATGCAGAGACTGCACGATGGTATCTCCGTCCGGCCCCGCCTAAGCCGATAGACTGCCAGGTAAATGTCAAGATCTTGCCTATATGGCCACGAACCGGATTGTGGACGGCCTGAACCTGCAGGCAATGATAGATGATCTGCTAGTGGCTAACGGCATCCTGAAGGAAGATAACAGCCGGATTGTCGTTGGGCATGACGGTAGCCGGGTGCTTGTGGACTGGGACAATCCCCGGACGGAAATTTTCATCACGAAAATGCCAGCGGATGAACAGCTGGCGATGGAAGGATTTGCGAATGAAAAACTTACGCAAAAATGAACTTATGTACAGCCTTTTCGGCAAACGGGCCGGCCGCACCTGCCGGGAGTGCTGCAATCTGGTTAAAATCCAGGCGGGGCAGCGCGTGGTGCGGAAATGCAAAGGTCACGGGCTGTCCGCTTCTAGTCATGGATTGAAAAAATCACGAGGGGTGATATGAGGTGAAGATTGTAAAGCGCGGCGATATCTATTTTTGCCGCTGGAACCTAGCTGCAACCGGCAGCGAGGAGCAAAAGGACCGGCCTGTCGTCATCGCCCAAAATGACACAGGCAACGCCCACGCCCCTACCGCTATTGTGGTGCCAATGACGCACGCTCCGCGTAAGCGCCAGTATCCCACACAATTTGACGTGGCCATGCCGACAGGCAAAATATCCCGCGTGCTTTGCGAGCAGACCACCACTGTGGACAAGTCGCGATTGCTCCGCAAGATGGGCCAACTCACTAAGCTGGAGATGCAGCAGCTGGACCGCTGCCTAAAAGTATCCCTGGGGCTGCAGTAGCAGCCCCTCCCCCAAACCAAGCAAAGGAGGATGACAATGGACAAGACTACCAAACAACGCCTGGCGTCCTACCGGGCCCTCCGCCTCGAGGTGGACAATCAGCTGGACAGGCTGGCCAGATTGCGCAACGAGGAGCAGCTTCCGGCGATGCGGGAATCCTCCGGTGCAAAATCTACCGGAGGAAATGGGGATCGAATGGAAAGGGCCATTCTCCGACGCATGGAGTACGAAGAGAGAGTTGCGCCTCAGATCGAGGCGGCAAAACGGGAAATGGCGGCCATTGAGGCCGCAATAGACCATGTGGAGGATCCGCTGGAACGCGAATGCTTGCGCCTGAGATACATAGACGGGGATGGGTATAGGATGATGCCATGGGGAGATGTGGCCATTATGATCTATGGGGATGACGATGAAAAAAGCCTGCATGCTGTCTTCCGCCTCCATGGGAAGGCATCGCAGCATATATCATTTGCTGGTTGTCCTAGAAAATGTGGCAGTGATTGGCAGTAAATGGCATTGATTGTCAGTATCCTTGTGTGGTATCATGCAACCATCGGAGCAATGGCGGTGGCCACCGCATCGGTCAACACCTGCGAAAAGTTGACCTGCTGCCGTTCGGCGAAGGTGTTGAGCCATGCGGGAATGGTAAGATTTTTCCGAACGGCCTTGCTGCCGTACTTTTCGGCATATGCGTCAATGTCCAGGACTAGCAAATTCACAAATTCACCAGTACCCGCTTGGATAGTGTTCAGGTTGCTGGCGTCTGGAGCCGTATTTCCGCCTTCCAATTCGTCCAGCACCCAGCCGGAAGCAGCATCTTCTGCCATTAAAATGGCGTCTGCCAGGGTTTTGCCTCGGTTACACAGCCAGGCAAATCCGGGACGGTGACGGCGTAACCCTCGTGCTCTTCGTAGGGGCGGAAAGATGGCGGGGTAAACGAGTTTTGTCATAAACCTCCTATCTATGGCGGTTGGAGCGCGGGGATTATTTCAGCCCCGCTTGTTCCAATATGGATTTTGCAGTCCCTTTGTGCTGTGGGATCGTTACCTTTCCCGGCTTGATGGGGTGTTTGAACTGCTTGTGGGAACCCTTGGTATTCTTGTGATACCAGCCGTTGGCGAGGAGCAGCTTTTCAATCTCTTTCGCTGTCATTATGATACCGTCTGCCTCCGGGATGGGCGGGAAGGCACCATCGTAGAGGTACTTGGCGGTGGAGAGCGATTCCTTGTGGACGTGGGCACATCGCCGCAGGACTGGGAAACCATTGACGTGCCCAGATCCGAAATCATAAGTTGATCAAAGCGTTCTTGCTTCGGCAGGGGCGCTTTTTTCATGCAAATTCGCCGCACCCGCCCGGCGAACAGGCGGGACCGCAAAGCGTGTGGAAGCCACGATAAACGCAGCGGAGAAAGGATAAACCATGATTGCAGAAGGCATCAAAACAGCCCTGGGGGCCGATCTGGCTGGTCAGGTAGAAGCAGCCCTGAAGGGCAAAGGCAAGGATGGAAAGGACATGGATCTGGTTGTCGGAAACGATGGATCCTACGTCCCCGCCGACAAATACAACGGCGAGAACAGTGGAAGACCAGCGCCGAAAATGCCCTGAAGAAGGCCGCTGAAGCCCTGAAGGCCATTGGCGGGTCCGGCGATCCCGCAAAGATTGCAGACGACATCGCGGCGGCCAAGGCCACGCTGGATAACCTCCAGGCAAGTCACCAGGCGGAGATTGCCAAAATCCAGAAGAACACCGCCCTCCGCATGGCCCTGGCGGATCAGGCCCACGACCCAACTGACATCATTTCTCTCTTGGATATGGGCAAGGTGGAAGTGGATGCCGCCGGCACGCTGAAATCTGACCTGGAAGGCCTCCTGAGCCCCTCTGGGAAGCTAAGCCTTACCTTTTCAAGCCCGAGGAAACTGCCAGACCGGATATCAAGGGCGCAACGCCCGCCGATGCAACCAAGCGGCAGGACCCGACGCCGAAGGTTGACGCTCCTGTCGTATTTTAATCAGCAATGCAGAAAGGATGATTTTCAATGGCAAGAACAAAAGCAATTAGCCTGATCCAGTCCAGGTCTACCAAGGTGGAACTGTCCGACGAAGGCGCTGACCCCCGACCTGATCTTCCACTTGTCCGAAACCGTGACTGCGTAAAGGCGGGATGGACATGATTGATCAGGCACTATCTACGTTATCCGGCCTGACGGATTTGGACCGTACCGCCATTCTGCAAATCCTGATGGGCCAGGATGATCGCACGTTAAAAATCAAAGCACTCCTGGGCATCACAGGAGACAGCAAGGACCATATCATCCAGTTTGTTGTGGAGACAGTGGAAGATATGGTCCTGTCGTATATCAATCAGGATGCCCTGCCGACCAAGCTGGAACGGGTTTTGATTGTCATGTGTGTCAGCTATTACAAATCGGCCGGCCTAGGCAACGCGCAGGCCGCCACTGGGCCAGTATTTTCTGTAAGGCGGGGGGATGTGCAGACAAGCTTTGCCACCCCTTCCTGCGCCTCCGGGTCAGCGCAGACATTTAACCTGGGCAGCCAGGCGGAAGACTTTTTTGGGTGGCGGACCACGTTGAACAGTTACCGAAAGCTGAGGTGGTAGCGGTATGTTTGAGAATCCTAGCGCAGAGCGCATGGCAATTGAAATGACCTACGAGGACACCGCTACAATCTACCGGACAGTCCCCCAGACCGGCGTAGACGGCCTCACGCAGGCAGTCCTTGCTGAGGTATACCAAGGCATAGTCTGCGGGCTATCCCGCACCGGCGGGGAAAGCAGCGGCCAGACCAAGGCGCAGAACAACGTGGATTATGATGCCGTGATCTTTGCTGCCCCGGAGCTGCAGGTGCTGCCTGGGGACAGAGTATCCCTGCAACGATTTGGCCGGGATAATCCGGATAGTCGTCACATCCTGCATTTCGCGGTGGTTGGCTGCCCGGCGGTATATGCCACACACCAGGAAGTCCGGGTAAAGGATGGTGATCTGGCGTGACACTGGCCAATTTCCTTTCGGCCATCGCCCGGAAGCTTACGGGGATTTGGCCGGACCGACTGGTATACACCGGCGAAATTCCACAGAATGCTGATGAGCAATTCTTCGTTGGCATCATAGAATCCGGCCAAGGCAAGCACCTGGACCGGAGGAGGACACGGACGATACAGTTCGAGGTCCTTTATTTTTTACAATCCAAGGACACCATGGCCTTCCAATCTTGGGCCGAAGCGATGTACGACAATTTTGATACCTTGACGGTGCGGGAAGATGACGAAAAGACACGGGTAGTCCACCTGACGGGGCAAAAAGCCCAGCCAGATGACAACGCCTGCGTCTATCAATTCCTATTTGACGTCGGCTTCCACGCTGTTCTGGCGCCCGAAGAGGGGCCGACCATGGAAAATTTGGAGCAAAGTGAGGTTTACACATGAGTTACGAAAAGCAAGCGAGTGAGAGCGCTGCGCCGACCTTCACAAAAGAGCAGCTGATGGGCAGTAAAACACTGGGGCTCCCCCAGGACGTTGTGGCGGCTGTATTGGAGAACGGTGCATCATACACAAAGGATCAGGCTGGCGGCCTGGTCCGGGAATTTTTGAACAGGAGGGTATAAGCTATGCCTACTGGTGGTGGAACCTTTACCACACAAAACAAAATCCTCCCCGGCGCATACATCAACTTCGTTGCGCTGGGAAGCGTGCCCAAGGTGGGGGCGCGGGGCGTCGCGGCGTTGCCCCTGGAGCTGGACTGGGGCCCCGAGAACCGGGTGTTTGCCCTGGAAGCCGCAGAATTTAACCAAGTGGCCATGAAAGTCCTGGGGCATGATCCCATGGCCACAGAGCTGCTTTTGATCAGAGAGGCCATGAAGCGAGCAAAGACGCTGCTGGTCTACCGGGTCAACTCTGGCGGGCAGAAAGCAACCGCATCTGTGGGCGGTATGACTGTCACGGCGACCTGGGGTGGGACCCGGGGCAATGCCCTAAGCGTTGCCATCCTGGCCAATGCAGACGATACCGCCAATGTGGACGTTGTGACGTACCTGGATGGCGCAGCCGTGGACACGCAGACGGTTGCCAAATCTGCCGGAACTGCAGGGCTGAAGGCAAACGACTATGTTTCCTTCGGGACGGCTGCTGCCCTGTCCGTGGCGGTTGAAGCAGCGCTGACCGGTGGCACAAATGGAACGGTCAATGGCGCTGCCCACGTGGCGGCGCTGGAAGCCTTCGAAGTGGAGATCTTCCAGGCGATTGGCTATCCCGGAACAGATGATACTGTCAAGGCCCTGTATGCGGCCTACGTGAAGCGGCTGCGGGATGATGAAGGAAAAAAGGTTTCCGGAGTCCTGTACCAGCAAAATGGGGACTACATGGGCCTGATCAACGTGAAGAACGGCGTGGTGCTGGCTGACGGGACTACCGTCACCGGAGACAAGGCTGTGGCCTGGGTAACCGGCGCAACGGCCGGCGCAGAAATCAACGAGAGCTTGACCAATACCGCCTATGACGGTGCTGTGGATGTGGATATCAAATACACCCGGTCCCAGCTTGAGGCTGCAGTGCAAGCCGGAGAGTTTGTCTTTTATGGCGATTACGGCACGGCGCGGGTCTTGATGGACGCCAACAGTCTGACCACCTTCGGGCCTGGTGTATCCGAAGACTGGGCGTCTAACCGGGTGGTCAGGGTGATGGACGGCTGGGCCAACGATGTAGCCAGGATCTTCGGCGCGTCCTACATTGGCCTGATGACCAACAGCGATACCGGCCGACAGTTGTTCAAGGCTGACTTGGTGTCTCTGGGTATGCAGTACCAGATACTGGACGCAATCAGCAATTTCAAATCCGAAGACATCACCGTGCAGCAGGGAGCCGGAAAGCGAGATGTGTCCGTGGCCTGCGCCTTGCAGCCCAACGACAGCATGGAAAAGCTGTATATGACCGTGACGGTCAACTAAGGGAAGGAGTGAACCGAGATGAAGACTTTGAACGCGCCGGATACCATTTCTGGCCGGGAGGGGCGAGCTTACGCCAAAATCAATGGCAACAACGAAGAACTGTTCTTCGCCAAATCCGTCGAGGCCTCGGTGGAGAAATCCAAGTCGGAAGTCAAGGCCATCGGAAAGCGCATGACCGGCCACAAGACCACCGGGGCAAACGGGACTGGATCTATGACCCTGTACTACCTGACACCGCTATTCCGGCAGATGCTGAAGGAGTGGAAGGACACCGGTGCGGACGTCTACTTTGACCTGGTGGTCGAAAACGATGATCCCGCTTCTGCCGCCGGGAAGCAGTCGGTCCTCCTGATGGGCTGCAACCTGGATTCCGTTGTCCTGGCCAAGCTGGACGGCGACAGCGACGACCCCTTGGACGAGGACGCCGATTTCACCTTTGAGGATTTTGACATCCTGGAAGCATTCAACAAAATCTAACAATGGAGGAACTTTGACATGGGTAAACTGCAAGATTTTCTGATGGAATCCGACATTCGCACCGAGAAGACCGAGGTCCAGATTGCGCCTTTCCCGTTCCCGTTTGTGATCCAGTCGATCACCGAGGGAGAGAACAAGGCTATCCGGCGGAGCTGCCAGAAAGCCAATTTTGACAAGCGGACCCGCCAGAAGCAGACGGAGACCGACACCGACCTGTATAACAGCCGCCTGGTGGCCGCCTGCTGCGTGGAACCTAACTTCAAGGATGCCGCCCTGCAGGAGAAATACGGAGTTCGTGGCGCGGAAGACCTGATCAACCGCGTCCTGAACCCCGGCCAGTACACGGACCTGCTCCTGGCCATCCAGGAGATCAACGGCTTTTCTGACGACATCAACGATCTGAGGGAAGAGGCAAAAAACTAATCACGGGGGGCGGAGATGATGCGCAGGCCGACGGGGAGTCGGTCTACGCACATTACGCCCTCCAGCGGTTGAAGATTTTACCGGGCGTGCTTTTGGCCCTCCCCAAGCGGGAGAGGGCCTTTGTATATGCCTCCATCGACCTTCAAATAGAGAAGGAGAAAGAGGAAGCGAAAAAGGCAAAGCGGCCAAGGGGCAAGAAGGGCAGGTGACAGTATGGCGGACGTATCTACACAATTTGCAATCCAGGACCGGATGACATCCAAGATCAACGCCATGATCAACGCTTCGGAACGACTGAATCGAACCTTGGACGAAACCGATGCTTTGACCGAATCGGTGGGAGATGGCCGAAATTATGACGAAATTGTTGACGCCGCCAATCGTGTAGCCGACGCCCTTGACTGCATGAATCAGCGACAGGAAGATGCTGCCAATAAGGTGAGGAAGACAAAGTCTGAGTTTCAGACACTAGCCGATACAATTCAAGACCTTGCGGTTGTGCGTTATGCCAAAAAGTACGGAGACCAGATTTTAGACCTGTCCGATAGTCTAGTGGCTACCCGTGCGCGCCTAGATTTGATAAACGACGGCTTGCAGACAACGGAAGAGCTACAGGATATGATCATGAAGTCTGCCAACCGCTCCCGAGCCTCCTACTTGTCCACTGCTGACGCTGTTGCAAAAATGGGCATTATGGCCAAGGATGCCTTTTCCAGCAATGAGGAGCTGATAGACTTCGCCGAGCTTATCAACAAGCAATTTACCATATCTGGAGCAGAGGCAAGCCAGATTGATGCGGCTATGCTGCAGTTGACGCAGGCCATGGGTTCGGGAGTCCTCCGGGGCGAGGAGCTGAACAGCATCTTCGAGCAGGCGCCAACGATCGTCCAAACAATTGCAGACTATTTAAACGTGTCCATTGGCAAAATTCGTGAGATGGCATCTGAAGGAAAGATTACATCGACTGTTGTTAAAAATGCTATGCTGGCATCGGCAGACGAAATCAATGCAAAGTTCGAGAGTATGCCGATGGCGTTTGCACAAGTTTGGGAACTGGCAAAAAATATAGCGTTGGAGACGTTTGCGCCAATCATAACTACAATTGGGGAGGCGGCCCAATGGATTTACGACAACTGGTCCAACATAGAACCGGTGTTCTGGGGATTGGCGGCCGCAGTGCTGTTTTACGCAGTTGCTACATGGATTGCAGACGGAGCGGCTAAGGCGCTTTTCACAACATTGATGCATGATCCAATATTTTGGATTGCCCTGGCCATTGGGGCTTTAATAGCCATTATCTATAAGTGGATCCAGTCTGTCGGTGGACTGAAAGTCGCGTGGCTGATCGCCTGCAACGCGATCCTGACGGCCTGGTCCTGGGTGAAGATCGGCTTTATGACCGGCGTCTACTGGGTGATGAACCTATTCAACCGGTTGCAGCTTACCTTCGCAACGGTCAGCACGAACATTCAGAACTTCCTGGGTGACATGAAGGCCGGCGTACTGATGATCCTGCAAAACATGGTCAACGGTGCGATTGACATTATAAACGACTTTATCAACACCCTGAACCAAATCCCCGGCGTCAACATCGGCCTGATCGACCAGGTGACTTTCGGGACTACGGCCCAGCTTGAAAACGAAGCTGCCAAACAGGCAAGAGCGGCCGACCTGGCCGCCTACCAGGACCAGATCAACCAGCAGATCGCAGACCGCGACGCCGCCCTGGATTCTATGAAGGCCCAGGCGCGCGCAGAAACGGCCCAGAGAGAAGCGGAAATTGCTACCGCGAAAGCGGAGGCAGCTGCGGCAGGAGCCGAGAGCGAAAAGGATTGGCAATCTTACTTGGGAGGCGAAGGCTTTGGCGGGGATGTTGATAACGTGGGCCATGTGGGGTCCGTTGGAGAAATCGAAGAGGACGTCAACATCGCCGAAGAGGACCTGAAGTTCTTGCGAGACGTGGCCGAAATGCGCTATGTCCAGAACTTTGTGACCCTGACGCCTACGGTGGCCATTGACGCCCAGGTGAGTGAGCGGGTGGACTACGAAGAACTTGCCCGGCGGATGGAGCGGGAGCTGGAGGACGAGTTCGTAGCAGCTGCGGAAGGGGTGTATGCATGATGAGCTATGCGATGACTTTGATTGCGGCAGGAAAGGAAATTATCATCCCGGTCCTGCCGTCAAAGTTGAAAGTGGCGTCCTCAGGGGACAACGAAACCGATACCGTCCTGGGTCTGGGGGAGATCCTGATCCTGCGGCAGAAGAGGCTGCGGACCGTATCCTGGGACAGCTTTTTCCCGGCTCACAGCGCCCCATATGCCCCTAGGACCATAACGCCCCCGCTGGAGCTTGTCCGGGCTATCCAGGCGGCACGGGATGCGCTGCAGCCGGTGCGACTACTGATTACCGGCACAGACCTGGACATCAACGTCCGGATGGGCATCGAATCTTTTGACTACGAAGAGCGGTCCGGGGAGCTGGGAGATCTGTACTACTCCGTCAAACTGTCTGAGTGGAAGGACTATTCCCCCCGCCGGATTGTGCTGCAGGAGAAGAAGCCGGTTGCGAAAGAGCAAAGCCGCACAGGGCAGCCGGGGGGAGCACCCAAAACGTATACCGTAGTCAGTGGAGACTGCCTGTGGAACATCGCAAAACGATTTTATGGGAAGGGCGGAGACTGGCCCAAAATCTACGACGCAAACAAGGCAATCATCGGGGGCAATCCCAATCTGATCTACCCAGGGCAGGTGTTTACGATTCCATGAGTATATCAATTTTATACCAAAATAACCGCACCGGCGATGCATTTGATATCACGTCCCTGTGCACCGGCGCCAAATGGGCCACGAAGAGGATAGGAACACCGGCCTCTCTGGAGCTTACCACCTTTGCCAACAGCGATGTTGCGTGGACCCATGGCGGAATCCTGGCCCTGAAGGATGACAAAAACGGCCTGTTTTACGGCTATGTGGTCAAGGTCAGTCAAAACGAAAAGGACCAGGTCACCGTGACCGCCTACGATCAAACCTGGTACCTGAAGAAGAACAAGGAGACCTATGTATTTGCCAACAAGCGGGCGGATGAGATCTTAACGCAGATTGCAGCAGATTTTGACCTGGTCTGCGGCGCTATGGAAAATACCGGTTACGTCATCCCGTCTATGGTGGAAGACGGACAGACCTTGTTTGACATTGCTCTGACGGCCCTGGACCATACCCTGGTCCATACCGGCAAGATGTATGTCCTGTGGGATGACTTTGGGTCCCTGCGGATTACCGACGTGGCAAAATCCAAGCTGGACCTGTTCGTCGGTGACCGGAGCATAGCCACCGGCTACACCTACGAATCCGAGATTGATTCCGAGACCTATAACAAGATCAAGCTGGTTCGGGACAATAAAACGACCGGGAAGCGGGATGTTTACATCTTCCAGGATTCCAACAACATGACCTTCTGGGGCGTGCTGCAGGACTATGAGACTGTGCAGGAGGGCATGAATGAGGCACAGATCAAGGAGCGTGGCGGCCAAATGCTGGAGCTGTACAACCGCCCCAAGAGGTCTTTCGAGGTTAAGGCTCTGCTGGATTTATCCGTCCGGGCTGGCCGTGCGTTATATATTGGCATTGAGAGAGCCGGCGTGAACGCCTGCTACATTGTGGAGGAGCACAGCGCCGATCTGCTCAAAGAAACCATGACACTGAAGCTGAAGGTGGTGTGATATGTCCATTTTAGACACGATGAAGAAGATTGCGGAGCAGTCGCAAAACGCGACAGTTCCGGCAGCCTTTTTGTTTGGCCAGGTAACGGCCGCTTCCCCTCTTGTCGTCCGGGTGGACAACAGATTTGATCTGTCCGCCAGCGCCCTTGTGACGCTTAAGGAAAAGGACGGAGATCCGCTGGCCGTCGGCGACAAGCTGGCGTTGCTGCGGAATCATGGCGGCCAGTCGTTTTTGATTTTGGGAAGGGTGTGATATTTATGGCGTTGATTCCTGGGCAGAGCGCCGGGACGCTTAGCCTTACCGTGGATATCACACCTGCCGCCAGCCAGACAACCAGGACCTATAAAATGGACCTGGAGACGGGCCGTGTCACTGGCTACGTGGATGGGACAGAGGCAATGCGCCAAGCGATCCTGAAAATCCTGTTGACAGAACGGTTTGCCTATCTGATCTACTCCTGGGATTATGGGATAGAGCTGAACGGAACCTTCGGTCGGAGCGCACAGACGCTGGCCAGCGAAGCAAGGCGCATTGTGCAGGAGGCATTGCTGGCAGACAGCCGGATTACTGGAATCACGGATTTCAGTGTCAGTCGGCCAGACAAGCGTACCATATCCATCCAATTCACAGCAGAAACAATTTTCGGGGAAATCCCGGTAGAAAGGACGGTGACGAGAAATGTATGAGGAAATGAGCTTCGAGGCCATCATGGAACGCTGCTTGGGTCGTGTGGCAACCTCTGTGGACAAGCGGGAAGGATCCATCATCTACGACGCTATTGCGCCGGCGGCTGCCGAGCTGGCCATCATGTACATCGAGCTGGCCTACTTGATGGACCGGGCATTCCCGGACACGGCCACCGGTGAAGACCTGACAAAGAAGTGTCGGGAACGGGGTGTACTGCGAGCAGCCGCAACCTACGCTGTCCGGAAGGGATATTTCGAAACGGCAAATGGGACGGGCTGCAATGTGGCGCTGGGGACCAGGTTTTCCGGCGGGGATATCAACTTTGCCGTCACCGCCGAAATTGCGCCTGGGCAATATCAGCTGACCGCAGAGACTGCCGGGGCGGTTGGAAACGAGTACATCGGAACCTTGTATCCGATTGACTACGTGCCTGATTTGGCGGCTGCCCGGCTGGAAGATATCCTGATCCCCGGAGAAAATGAAGAAAGCGATGATGCCCTCCGGGCCCGCTATTTTGAATCCCTGGAATTCCAGGCTTTTGGCGGGAATATCGCCGACTACAAAAATAAGGTGGAGCTGCTTCCGGGCGTAGGAGCTGCAAAGGTAATTCCTGCCTGGAACGGCGGCGGGACCGTGAAAGTACTTATCATCAGCAGCGAATGGGGCGCACCTTCGGCGGATCTGGTCCAACGTGTCCAGGAGGCGATTGATCCCGCTGGAACGCAAGGGTCCGGTTTGGGGCTTGCCCCCATTGGCCACACCGTCACGGTAGAGGGTGTGGCCAGCAGCACGATCAACGTTTCCTTCAGCCTGGCCTTTGGCTCTGGCGGCACATGGTCTGGGGTTCAGGCAGCGGTGAAAACGGCAGTTCAAAGTTATTTTGCCGAATTGTCCCGCGCCTGGGCCGATACCGACACGCTGGTTATCCGCGTCAGTCAGATTGAAACTAGGATCCTGGGCGTCCCCGGGGTGATTGACATCACAAACACCAAAATCAACGGAAGCGCTACGAATTTATCCCTGGAATCCAACAAAATCCCTGTCCTGGGGGTGATCACGAATGGAACTTAGGGAATACTGGCCGCGATATCTGCAAGGACTTTTGGAGTTCGGCCAGATAGCGGATGCAGAGCAGCCCGAATTTGACCGGGCGCTACAGGCTGTGCAAGCTGCACCAGACGACTTTTTCTTCGAAACCTTATCCGAATATGGGTGCAGACGGTGGGAGACTATTTTAGGGATTTCTGCGGCCGAGAGCAACCCCATAGAGGAACGCCGGGTGCGAATCTGTGCCGCGTGGGACACGGAACTGCCGTATACCTACCGCTGGTTGGCAAAGTGGCTTGCATCCATCTGTGGAAATGACAATCCCTTGCCGACTATCAGCGGGTATACACTCAGGCTGAGCTTGCCTGTGTCGGTTGATTACCCGTGGATTTTGGACGATCTGCGGCGGCGCATCCCGGCCAACCTGGTGATTGCGCCCACAATCCTGCTTACCCAAGCAGCATCTAAGCTGTTTGTCGGGTCCGCCGTCCGGCTATCCGTCAAGCAGTCCATGACTGTATTTGCAGATGGAGGCGACGGGATGACAGCCTTTACGGACGAATCCGGCGCAATACTTACGGATGAGCGCGGCAAAATCTTGTATGTGGAGGAAACACTATGACGCCAAATTTGACAAGCAAAGGGCATGTACTACTGCTGCGGGCGCTGGATGGGGAGGCCTTAAAATTTACCCGGATCCAGCTGGGCAACGGCGCGGCCCAAAACGCCAAAAGCGCCACGGCCCTATCCAATCCGCTGGTCACATTGCCGCTGACGAAGATGGTGACCGGGAGCCAGTACATCACGCTGACCAGCTCTTTTTCCAATAATGAGATTACGGCTGGCTTCCGGATCACGGAGGCCGGCATCTGGGCAGAGGATCCGGACAACGCCGGGAGCGAAATCCTATATGCCCTTGGCAACGAGCCGGAGGGTACGGCGGACTATGTGCCGAGCAAGGATAATCGCATATTGGAGTTGGAGTACAGCGTCATGATCTTCGTGGGCGAGGCCCAGAATGTGACCGCCGAAATCAGCGAATCCCTAGCCTATGCCAGTGCCGCCGAGCTGAAAGCTCACATCGACAACAAACAAAATCCCCATGGGGTAACCGCCGAACAAGTTGGGCTGGGCAATGTGCCCAACGTAGGGACCGATGATCAAACTCCCACCTACGCCATCCCCGGCAGCCTGGCGGCGTTGGTTTCCGGGGAGAAACTGGGAACGGCCATGGGTAAGATAGCACGGGCAGTGCTGAATCTGATTGACCACCTAAAGGACAGTACGGCCCATATTACCGCATCGGAGCGCAGCAAATGGAACAACAAGGCAGCCGGATCCCATACCCACGGCGCTGCAGACATCAACAGCGGCATCCTGGGTGTGACGCGCGGTGGCACGGGAAAAAGCGGCTGGACGGTTAACCGGCTGATGTACCCAACATCGGAGACCAACATTGGCCAAATGGCAGCTCCATCCCAGGACGAGATGTACCTGTGCCAGAACCAAACTGGGGCACCCTTTTGGAAGAAAATTGTGCACCCAACCATCCCGCCAACATCCGAGGCAGGAACTTACGTTGGCGGCGGAAAAACCGGCAGTAACGCCAAAAACACCATCACATTCCAGGGCGGGGCACCCAAAATGATCTATATCAAGCAGCGGGGCACGGGCGCCTGGGGGCTGTTACTCTTTACTGGCTCCGGTGGGGATGGTTTTTCGGTGGTTAACGGCGTCACTTGCAATTTGACAGCGACTGCGTCCGGTAATACCGCGTCTTGGTATTACAACTCGACCGAATCCCACCCGGCCAATCAGCTGGACATCAATATGCAGACTTACTACTATGTGGGGGTGTTTTAGCCATGGACTATCAGAGGATTACGGATGTCCCTGCCGTTTCAAACTTGTCTGGCAATGACAGCATCTACATCCGGCAAGGGGATACATTCCGGCGTGTGTCGATCCCTGATTTTTTGCAGGCGTTGGGCATCCAGGACGGCAATGATGGCGTATCCCCAACTGTGACAATTACGACAATCCCTGGCGGCCACCGGCTGACCATCACGGACGCCGATGGGCCCAAAAGCTTTGACGTGATGGATGGCGGCACCAGCGACTTTATCACTTTTGGGGGTAGCTGCAGCACAGCCGCCAACGTGCAGGCAAAGGTAGTGCAAAGCGGCACAACAGGCATTGGGCCTGGCGCTACCCTATACGCCAATTTTGCATATGCCAACACTGCTGCAAATCCTACCCTATCAGCCGGGGGTATCACTGCATCCGTTGTGGGACCGAATTTGCAGCCCATTGAGGCGGCGGTGCTGACTGCCGGGCTGCACCAGTTGCACCTGTTGGCTTACCTCGATGCAACTGGCAGCGCCACGACAGTGTGGGTGTTGCTGGATAAGGCTGGACGGGATGGCCAGGACGGAGCACCGGGGGCAGATGGGCTAGGACTGCCGGCCCCAGGCGAGGATGATAATGGCAAAGTGCCTGTGGTTAGGGGTGGGGAATACACCCTGGAAACACCAGCATCGCCAGTTAGCGGGGTAATCGCAGATGGCTACTGTGGCACGGCTGCAAATGCGGAAATCAAGGTCGAACAAGGCTATATCAATCAGGAAATCGTCAATGGGACCGTTGTGATCATCTGCTTTGCGAACGCCAATACGCATGTGGCACCGAAACTAAAGGTTAACGGCGTCCAGGGGCCGATCATTGGATCCGATGCAACTACAGGCAGTGCCGGCCCGCTGACCAAAGGCCTGCATATATTTGTGTGGCTTGCACGATACAGCGGTTGGTGGATGCTGGACGGAGCATCTACTGCTTTAATGGCCGCAGTGGAGGAGGGGCTGGCATAATGGGTGTGCGAAAAGATGGCCTAACGCAATACATCCAGCAGCTGGAGGCGCTGAAAGCCGGTATACCGGCAATTATGAGCAAAATTGCTGCTGGCGAAGGCGACTACGCAGTAAAGCAGGCCAGATTGATCTGCAAGAATGATCACGTTGTCAGCACCGGCGCATACCGCCGGAACTGGCAGAGCGACAAGGCTGCAAAGCGCAGCGGGCACCGCTACATCGTCCGATTTTACAATCCGCTGGACTATGCCAGCCACCTGGAGTATGGATTCCGGAGCCACTTTGTGCCGGGCCACTGGGAGGGCAAAACTTTTGTCTACAGCCGCAACGATCCCAAAGGTGGCATGTACGTTGGCCCGAAGGGCGGATATGTGCGGGGCAAATTTGTAATGCGACGGGCTATAAAACGCACAAAAGATACCCAGAAAGTACGGATTGAGCGGAAAATCATGCAGGAAATCAAGAAAAGGCTGGAAGGGAGGTAAGCAGATGCCGAATATTGCAATCAATATCCAAGGTCAAGCCCTGACCGCCATGCCGGACAAGCCATTGGTATCCCGATCTGTGGGTGAGGTAACTTGTACTGTGACGCTTGATGATAGCTGGGCAGGCTACACCGTCACACTGGTATTTGCTGCCGACAAGGTACAAAAGTCTGCCTTGGTGCCCAGTAACGGCGTGCTTACAGTGCCCTGGGAAGTGCTGGACCGCCCAGGATGCCTGCGGATATCTGCAGTAGGCCATGCGCCAGGCAAGCGCCGGCCTACCGCCATCATGCAACAGCCGCTGGTGATTGCGGCAAACGGGCGAATCGAGGGTACCCCACCCCAGGAGTATACCCCTGCCCTGTGGGAGCAGATGATGGCCCGGCTGGAGGAGACCTCGGGCACCGCTGGAAAGAGCCTCCGGCTAATCTATCGCGGCAAGCTCCTGAGGCCGGTGTCTGCAATTAGCATATCGCATGGTGCCGACGGTAATCCAATTGCGCTCAGGGAGCTGTATACCCAGGCCTATATCCCCGGCAATCCAGATCTTTCACCAACCAGGCTTACATCGATCGGCGTAGTCGTTGCGCTGATAATGCCAGATGGGTCAACGTTAGTACGTAATGGCTGTAGCTTTGGACGGGCGCATCCGGATGGGTTTGTATTTTCAAGAGAGAAAATGAATTTTCTCACTGGTGAGTGCACATCATCCTCTGTGCATGTCAGCGATGCACTTATGTCATTGCCATATAGCATGAATACCTCCCATTATTATGGGCAGGTGGAGCTGGATGCCCTGAAAGATATTGATGCATTTGCGTATACGTGTGTCGATAGCGGCGGGCAGATAAGCAGAATAACCATATCTGCAGGCTTCAGGAATGAATCTGTAGAAGGAACGGAGATTTTGATAAGGGGTAAATAATTATGAAGATTTTTGACAACGGTGAATACCGGAAAGCTACTCCAGATAAAATCGCCGAATTGGAGGCGATAGCAGCCGCCGTACCCCCGCCGGAGCCCACCGACGCCGAAAAAATAGCCGCCCTGCTGGCGGCCCTTGAAGGAGGACTGCAAAATGCCTGATATCTACAAAGCCCTTGAGGCTATCGCCCGGCGCGCGGCCAAAGATGCCCGCATAGCAGCCCCCACCGCCTCGGCAGATGATGTGATTGCCGATATGGCGTTACTGCTGCCCTGGGAGCCTGACAATTACACGGTGGGCGATGTACGTGTGCACGGCGGCCAGCCTTGGCGCTGCTGCCAGGCGCACGATGGGACCGACCAGGGGGATACCTGGGCACCGGGTGTGGCCCACAGTTTGTGGGCCCCGTATCACGCCACGTCGGCCAAGTGGGCACTGCCTTATGTTGCGCCCACCGGTGCGCACGATGCCTATCAGGCGGACGAGTATATGCGTTGGACGAACGGCGGCTTGTACCTCTGCAAACAGGACAATACTGTCTGGTCTCCGGCGGAGCTGCCGGAGGCGTGGGAGCTGGCGGAGGCTGCCATATGAGCCCCGTCATGTATCCGGCTCTGCTGGCTGCCGGGGGCGGCAAATAACACACATTTTGGCAAGAAACATACCATAAGAGGACTACAACATGGATGTAAAAACCTTGACCTGTACCGTGATTGGTACCGTTGGCGGCGCTATCGCATCTATCTTCGGCGGCTGGGACGCCGCCATGACTACCCTGATTATCTTCATGTGCATCGACTACCTTTCTGGCCTGATTGTGGCAGGCGTATTCCACACCAGCCGAAAGACGGATTCTGGGACGCTGGAAAGCCGCGCCGGATGGAAGGGCCTATGCCGCAAGGGCATGATCTTGCTGATTGTGCTGATTGCCTACCGGCTGGATCTTGCGATCGGTACCAGCTACATCCGGGATGCGGTGATCATCGGCTTTATTGCCAACGAGTTGATCAGCATCGTAGAAAATGCCGGCCTTATGGGCGTGCCTATGCCTGGCGTGATTACCAAAGCCATTGACGTACTGACTAAGAAGGCGGAAAAGGAGGAATAA